CTTTTATGTCGGCCACTTGTACATATAAATTATCGTAGCAAGCGCGAATCATGCAAGCTATAGTAGTGTGCCCATGATTATTTCTCTCGCAAGAAATTTTAGCATGGTTGTAATGATTGCCCAAAGTGACTAGCACTTGTCCGAATAAGTCAGGATCAATCTTACTGTGCCATTGCGCCACTTGCTTTCCAGATGGAACCTCCAACACATCGGCCACGGAGAAGTCCCCTCGCTCCAACCCTTCGGCCACGTCAGCGCCTATAGCATATCTCGTGCCAGGTTTCGGGTGTTCCCAAATTCGCAGTTCTCCGTCCGTATGTTCACGTACTGCGCCGCCGATTATAACATGCCTGGAAAGCGGTTGTATGATCCCTGCACGGACGCGAACCAGATGAACCGGGTCGAAGACGCACCGGCCAGACAGGATAAACGCTTCCTCTGCGGTATTCGGGTATTCCTGGTCGCAGAGCGCAGCTCCCAGTTCGTGGATCTTAGCCCGACGCCACGCGATCTGCTCGTTGTCCAGGCCGTAGGCTACCTTGAGGTCTTCCTCCTCGGGGGTCAGTTCTATTCCAGCGGCGCAGCGGCGGTATTCCTGCTGCCAGAACCATGGCACGAATATTGGCACGAAGTCGCCAAGTCCTGCGCTGGCTTCCTGCCAGAGGTCATAGAATTTTCCACCTGCCCCATTCGCGGTGGATTCGAGGATGAGTTCAGTTCCGGGAGCATCGGGTAGGGCTTGGAGTACTCCGGCAAAATGCAAGTCGGCGTTAGGCCAGAAAGCGACCTCAGAGCCATGAAAGTATTGCACCGTTGAGCTTCTACCAACCGCTTTAGATCCGGCAGTTCCGACTTTGTATCCCGAGTCTAGTTTGTCGAAGTATAGTTCTTTGGCATTGGATGCGCCCGTATGAGGGCGAAGTAAATCAGGACACGCCTTGTGGTAGCGGTCGGTCATCTCGAATAGGTTAACCGTGGCCGCGTCTTCATGTGTCAATATAAATGCACGCACGCCACGCCGATGGGTGACTCGCCAGTAAAAACGGGCTTCCGTGTAGGTGGAATTGTGTGACACCAAACCTTCAGCGATAAACGTACCAGTAGAGGTCTGCAAATCAACAAGATTCTGTACACCACACGGTTCAATACTTACTATCTTCCTCCAAGCACCATGAGGTAGCCGTTTGCCATCCCACCATGTTTTACCCACGAACCTGGATGGCCTGCTACGCCCTATAAGTTCTAATGCGTTTGGGACATTGCTTATGCTTACAGCATGTACGGGGCGCTTACCAAATTTGGTCTTTCGCTCACCGTCGTCTGACACTATGCAGTATCTATACTTACGTGTGTCTACGTGAGCTATCATACGGTCTAGGACTGCGCCAGATACTTGGCTGACCGCCATATCGACGCCTGTACGATTCTTGAAGTCGAACGACCCTTCGCCGTCTATTATACCGCCGAACCAATAATCTTCTAGGGTACTCTCCCCCCACGGTGATACGACACCGCGAATATAGTCTCCGGCCTGCAGCCCGTACAAACCATCTATGGTACGCCACGCAGGCTGCGGTTGTGACTTCCTGGATAACCATCTGTGATTGCCCGAACATACTACGGAGCTACCGTCGTCGAAACTAATCTTGTATGCCTGGGATGATACAGTCCACACGTTCTCCACAGTAGCAGTTCGCATAACCCGGTGCCCGTTACCTTTACCGCAGCCCACCTGGGCGTGTTCGTCGGTAGCCACTAGGCTCATGCCGATAGTTATGTCCTTTACCGCCACCCATAGCAAATCACTTGTCAGCACCCTAGTATCGGGGGCTAGGCAGGCACCTTGCTGCCGTCCTTTGAGTATCAGCGCCCGGACCTTACCCGTCTTGAGCAACTGCTCTTCGAGTTTCGTGTGGATGTATTTCTGGGCGTCATTGATGATTAACGGGACAATCCTACCATCCTTGTCCCGTATCTTGAGGCATTTCTCGGCGTAATGCAGGAAGTCGTCCCTGAGCTTTCGCCGTATCTCCAGCTCGTCAGTCATCCAGCTCTTCCAGCATTTCCTCGTGGGTCTTGACGTTCGTGACCCGGGCCTCCACTGAACTCAGCCTGGGCGCTATGTAAGGGGCCACGGCCTTCGCACATTCTATACGGTCCTTCATGGACAAGCTGGAGTTAAGCATAGACTCCAGGAGGAACTTAACCGGATCAGCCTGGATCTTTTCCGCCATTTGTCTTGTCACGCATGTTCTCCTATTCTTGGAACCTTTTGGGCGGCCAGCGCCTTCGCGCACACCCCCGTAGCCGCTGTTAATACGGGTCTTATGCATTATGCTAGTGGCTAAAGTATTCGGGTCCATATCATTAAATCGTTTTGTGTAGGTTTAAAGCCAGCGAACCCATGGCGATGAGCGATGCTATGCCAGTGGTGTACAGCCATCGTCGCATGGTGCTAAAAGTACTGCATGTATTGGACAACTCGGCCATGCGCAAATCCATGACATTGAACCTATCACGCCCTGCGGACAGCGCAGTGGAATGGTCCGACAGCGAATGTTGCATGGCCTCAAGTTGGGAAGCTTGCACCGCCTGCCCCGTCATTAGGTTGACTATCTTCTCCATGGCTTCATCTATTCGATCTAAACGTTTCTCAATTAGCAACACAGCAGGGCAGCCGGGGTAAAGATCCCGGCATGAGTCGAGTAATTCGGACATGATCTGGTCTCGTCATTAGCGTTATTCTTTCGATTATATCACATCTAGCGTGCCTGGGCTAACCTAAGCACGCAGCTCGGCTGTACGTATGTCCTGGTTCCGTAGGGCAACCAGTCAAGATCGTCCTGCATGATGATCTCGTAGTGCAGCGCAAAGCACCGGTAGCTTACATCCGTGATTCGACACTGCACTTCCACCGCGCCATGCACGGCGGTCGTTATGCGAACCCGAACGATGTCATTGGCACGCCATCTCGGTTTCTCCCGGAATAGCAGCCACTTCCAATAGGCAAACGAATGAGCCCACCTCATGCCTTTCGTCCTCGACATGACAGCATGTAATGTACTATTGCGTCAAGCAACGCGACAACGCCGATACCGGCAAAATAGTAGATGAATATATCCCTGGTAATCATACTGGGCGCCCGTCATCATGGGCAACGATCAGGAACCACAGCATCACAATAATCAGGGTGATCACCTGGGGATCTACGTGGGCCATCAGTGTAGTTTCCTGCGGGTGGGAGAACCTTCCTCGTAGCTCTGCACGACAGGTTTCGGCGCTGCATCGCCAAGCGTGGCGCACAATGCCCCTACCAGTTCCAGCAGTTCGTCGAAGTACCATTCTGCCAATGACTCCAGGCCGGCCTCAACGATCCTGTCAGAACATGTGGTGCCGTCCTGCTTCTTCAGCAGCTCTGCTTCAGTTTCACGAAATGCGTTATGCAGGGATTTAATGTCATACACCGCACCGAGCATTTTTTTGATATCAACTGTCATATCTATACACCTAGGATTATTACTGATTACAACTCACAACCGCCAGCCGTACAAGCCAAGGTTTGTGAACTTACTGTAAGGTCACTGGACTCATACTCTGACAGCTTCCCCCATTCTATATCCGGCATGTCCCCCGATAGCTTCGAGTAAGTCTCGGCGTCGATGTCCTGGTACGGAGCCTGCTTGTACTGCCCTCCGTCAAACGGCAGGAAACTAACGCCGGACAGGATGTCGAAATTATCCCACGCCCACGCCCCGACACCGGGCCATTCGGACTCCTTTACCGACACCGTAATGCTGGGCTTGTGCTCGCACCAGTGCAACTGATAGGTCTTCCAAAGTTCCAACTGCTCGATGGCGGTTCTGTCACACCGGAACACGCTATTGCTAGGCGCCTTCATCGGGAAGCTGAACACATCCGTTGTTCCGGGGGAACGGAGATCATCCTCCACCGGGACATTCTGGTCCCGAAGCAACTGCGCCAACGGGTCTTTCTTGTCAGCCCTGATGGTGCGGATATAGTACTCAGCGTGGCGGGCATGCATCCCGGATGCGGAGTCTACTAATTGTGAAACAGTGCCACTAGGTTTGCAATCATTCAGTCAACGTCGCTGGCGCTGACTCGACCTTTCGCAGTCTATAGTAATGCGTCTTACTTATACCGTACTTGTCTCTTGCTGCCGGGAAACTAAGTTTGGTGACATCTACTGGATACCTACCGTAAATGTCCCATCTCAGTTTGCCATATGCGCCGCATAGTTCTTTGGTTTCAGCCGAGTGCTTCATGCCTAGAGCAGGTTTCTGACCGACTCTAGCAGCTTTGAGCTTCTCTATCCACACTTGCCTCTTGTCATCTGTAACCACATACCCGCCATCTCCTCCTTTGGCTAGGTTGTATATGCTATCCCCAGATGATATAGCGTCCGATATAGCTGCTATCTCCGCGTCGCAGCAACTATTCTTGCTGTCGAACTCTGAGATAAGTTCCATGCTGAAAGAACTAGCTCCGTATTTTCGCATAGCGCAATACAATTTTGTCTTGCGCCCCGCATTAGCGCAGTATACATGGCCGGCGTACCTTGCCCGTAAACTCTGTTTAGTCATGCCTATGTAGTAGGCTGGTGACTCGCTATTATGCAACTTGTACAATTGATACATTACTCGACTCTCTGGTCTGCCCAGTGTTTCCACTAGGATTGGACTATATCATACCCCGAAGGGTCCGTGCGCTTCGATGCCGCTAGGCACCTACTCCAGTTAAGGATAGTCTCTGAACTTTCCAGATGTATTATACCAGATACCAAACCCAGTGGTACACCTAGCTTAGCTGCTGATTGGCATATCTTACGACTTAGCGTTCCAGCAATTCACACGGTTTTACTTGCGCCAATCGGTCTCAATAAACGCAAGTGATGGCAGTTGCTTCACTCACCCCAAGCCGCCGAGCCCAGAGTGAGTTAGTACATCGTGCAACCCTGCGCATCTCCTGCAGCCAATACACCAGCGCCGTGCTGTGACCCGTTGACCCATTGAGCACGCTATGGTCCATGATGCCCGTCAGGCTCACGCCTAGCAGCCGCTCCGCTTCGCAGTTCTTAGCCCATTGTGGGTTGAGATACTTGAAGTCCGTCAACGTGGCCTGCAGCGTGCCGAGTATCGCCGCCGTGCGCACCTTGTCCTTCAGCTCGTCCAGCGTATCGCCCGGGCGCACTACTACTTCGGACAGATTGCAGAACTGCTCGTCCCGCAGGATTATCTCCGAGCACGGGTTGCAACCGAACTCGGTGTACCCCAGCGCCTTTCTGCGTTCTGGGATCAGCGCATTCGCCGCCTCCCGGTTGAATATCCCGCGCTCCCCGCTGTAGGACTCATACAACGCAGTCCATTCCTTCAGGAATGACCCGACAGTGGGCTTCTCCGTGTAGCATACGCTGTTATTCGCTAATGCCCGCTGCTTGTCGTGCTCCCACCATGCGCCGGACTTGGCTGTACGCATGCGGTCATCCGTAAGATTGCTGAGACTGATGCACGCCGCTCTGCGTACTCCTCCGACGACGACGACGTCTGCAACCATGCATGTAAGATCGTGGCATTCAAGGCTAGTAAGTTTCCTTCCGTCAGCGCGTCTGAATAATGCGGCTGCCCAGGTAAAGAGTTTAACAAGCGGTTCCGGGCCCGATGAGCGTCCGCCAAATACTTTAAGCCGCTCACCTGCGGACCTGACAGCCGATATATCCCATTTGACATCGAAGTTCCCGTTATACAGTTCGAAAATTAAGACCCGGAGGGCCGACGCCCAGCCATACTTAGAATCGCGCACAAGGATCGTGTTACTCGCCGTGTCCAGAATGCTGAGTTCCTTCTTAGGCACACCCGGATAGTTCTTGTCCGTGGGCGCATACGCCTTGCGGGATAGTCTCTTTCCGACCTTCGGTAACGTGTTGACATACTGTCTCTCCACTGAAAACCCGGCGCCTGTGCCGCACAGGAGGATGTAGAAAATCTCGTCCCAACAAATAGGCGTGGCCCCCCGCACTGTGATGGCGTCGTCCAAATCAGGGTGCCTGAAGTGCAGCTCCTTGCCACCCGCCTTTATCGCCGAGTATGCACAGTTCCCGGTTATCAGCCCGCCGGCTAGTACGAACGTATTAGTATCGGGGACTTCCGCGCAGAAAACGTCACTGCTCTCCCCAGTGTTGATTATCCTGGACACCACATAGCGGGACTCCAGCGGACGAAACCTGTATTTCTTCCATGAGCACAGGAAGTCCTCCGAGACACATGACGACCGACTGAAATATACAACGAAACTCCCGGATCGACGCTTACCATAATTCGTCTCCGCCGCTTGTTGCTTTACGTGCTGTATTACGAAGCCACTGCGTTCTGCGTATACGCGCAGCCACTCCAAGCCCTCCGTATCCACACACAACGATACTTGGCTAGACTTTGACACGGAGCCGTCCGCAGCAAGCCAGCCGCGAATGAAACCGAGTAGATATGAATCTGTCTCACCGCACCGTGGCAACTCCTTCAAAGCGTGGGTAGCGGCAAATCCGTCATACATCATTATCACCGGGTCACCGGCAGCAGACGGCGGATAGCACACAGGGTAATCGGCGAAATACGGCAGCAGCTCTGCGCTGTCTCCGCACAAACGTATGTGATACCCGCGAACGCGCTCGCACGATCTAGTCGCCGTACCATCCCCGTAAATTATGCCATGCTTAATCCCCAATGAATAGTCAGCATCCACGGGCGATTTTTTCGCCGACACGAAGTCAATCCTGTCGCCGGGTTCTAAGTCAAGCGTGCTCTTCACCACGTCGTCCGCTGTTATCCAGCGATGGTTCGCCGTACAATTTACGGTCCTCAGTGTATTGGAA